GTAGAAACGGGTCAGGAAGGAACCTTTGCGACGCAGCGCTTGGCCTGCTGGGCTCTTGTCTTTGACACCCGGCTGTAGGTTTTCGCTTTCACCAGAGCTTTCAAACTTGCGCCGACCGGCTTCGGTCAGGCCACCCTCTGGATCCTTGTATTTGCTCACTTCTTTTCTCGCGCCGCAGCCATGTTGTCAACCAAGTTGGGATAAGGCCTGCCAGCTTTTGCGGCACGACGCATGGCGTTGCGCTTCTCTTGAGAAGACAGCTCTTTTGGCTTGCCTAGATCTTTAGGCCGTGGCTTGTCCCAGACCTCTTTCATTTCTTTTTGTTCATCGCGTTGGTGGCGGTGCGCTGGCCGCGCACTGGCATGGGCTTGCTAGCTGGTTGCGAGCTGCCTTTGCTTGAGGATTCGCGCATCTTCTTTGCTGCCTGCTCTTGCGGTTTCTTGTTCATCATTACGGCCTCTCCTTTGAAAGTAATGGTCTACTCATCTTGCGGGAAACGGCACCAACCCTTGCGGCCCGGCGCTCGCCTATCTCACGCTTTAACGCGCTACCTGCTTCAGTTTTTCTAGCTTCATACTTACTTGAGTCAAATGCAGCAATCTCTGGAGCTACTGGAATGTCGGGCGTTTTAGGTGCAGTGTCTGTAAATTTAGGAATTGGTTTTGCTTCGTAATAGGTATACGGGCGCTCAACAAATCCATACTGCAAACCACCACCGGCACCACCTGGGCCTAAATGTGGTGAAGATGATGGCAAAAGCTCAGCCTCACGACGGGTTCCCTGCCTTTCAATCAAAGGATTTTTTTCTATTTCTGCAAGCAATACGTTGTAGTCATCAAGCTTCTTTTTATATGCAGTCTTCTGTGTTTCATAAGTTGGCAGCAGTGAATCTTTATAAGCTGCAATCTGCGCTTCATAGGGCTTCATTTGCTCAGTCACGCCAGCTTGGTAACCTGTGAATGCTGTTTGATATTCACCCGTAATTGAATCTAAGTTTGATTTGTATTGCTTGGCCAGCTTGCTAATATCAGATGTGCTGCGTCTGGCAATCTGGCGTTGTTTGTATTGGGGTAGGGTAGCCATTACTGCAACCTCATTCCACCGTTACTCAGGTCGGTAGCGACACCAAGCTCTGCGTCCATGCGCTCGCCTGACAACAATGATCTACGGCCACCACGGGTGCGAGCTTTGAGCGCAGATGCTTCGGCAGCTGCTGCCTTGCGGCGCTCCTCATCTGCTGCGGCCTGCACTTCCTTGGCTTTCTTCTCCATCTCCAACTTATTGTTTGCATAGTTGGTTTGCGATGATTCAAACTGCTGCCGCGCTGTCTGTGCTTGCTGCTCCATGGAAGCACCTTGCTTTGCGTATTCAGCCGTTTGCTTAGACAACTCAAACCGCATGGCAGCTTGATCGGAAGATTGCTGCGCCAGTAATTTGCGTTGATCTGATTCGGCTTGTCGGCGTGACTTTCGCCCCTCGTCAGCGGAATAATACGAACCTGCAAGAATAGAAAGTGCAATTAACATAGTTATTTCCCAAATAAAACTTCATCAATCTTGTCTGCGTCTGTTTCATCAGTTGCATGAATGCAAAACCAAACACTGTCTTTATGCGCTGTGATGATGTGATGATGCCCAGCAAGAATATTGATACAGGCAGGTGCCTTGTATTCAGTTCTCACCCCTTCAACTTCCACCGTCACATCACCCTTGGCCAAGATACTTAAATGGTCATAGGCATGCGCATGACTAACTGCATAGTGCTTTGCTGGCAACAGCATCTGCTTTGCATACAAGCCAGCAGAAAAGTGATGCACCACGCCCAGATCAATATCTATCATTCAAACGATTCTATTGAAATTTGTACAGAGTGCAAGTGACTGATATCAGAGTGATATCAACTCATGCAAATACATCAAAGTCGGTGCTGGCGCTGGACTGGCCCATGGGTCGGCCACCAAGCTGGTGGGTGCGGGTCATGCGGTTGTATTCGCCGCCGCCCAGCATCAGGTAGCCGAAGGAGTCGCCAATGTGAGAGTGCTCATTTTTATTTGGGGCATCCCTAAAGCGCTCTTGGCCAGCGCCAACTGCCACACGTTTGAAATGATAGCCACCTGCAAGCGCTTTACGCAGCAGCTTGCACTCGCGGTTAACAATGAGCCCCGGCTTGCCAGCAATAAGTCGCTGCATGGGGGCGGCAGAGGCCTCACGACGCACCTTGAAGTCGTTGCTGGCGGTGGGTTGTGCTCGCAGCCCCAAGGTTTTGAGGTAATCGAAGGCTGTGACCTCGTAAATAGCATCTCTGGCCATACCCGCCGGGTCACCCCAGATCATTACTTGGTGATTAGGGTAGCGCTGGTTCAATTCAGCCAGCAGCTGGTGGCCAAAGCGCTCCAAGCCCATGTCAAAGGTCACGATTTCCTGATGGATCAGCCACCTGCCGTTGGGCAAACGCTGGCCAATGGTGGCAGCAGGGGTCAATCCGAAGTCAAGCCCCACCTGTATAGGCACATTGGGGTCAATTTCAGTCTCACCGGACATGGTTGAGTCTTCGTACTCTGGCCAAACAGGCCGTCCTTCCTGCACATAGGTGTACTCACCCCCGGCATAGCACCTGATCCAGTCCAGGTTCTTGCCAAGCAGCATTTGCTGGTAGTAGCCGGGCGGCAGGTTGTGGATATTCTCGGCTTTGGGGTTGACCTTCCACCACTTACCCGACGCAAAGATGTGATCGTTGGCCTCGGGCATGTCGGGCAGGTTCTCAACGTCCACAGGCACCACACCGCCGGGCTGTCGAAAGAACTTCCACGCATAGGCCCCACTCATCTTCTCCTTCTCGGCCATCCTGTGCCACCAATGGTCGTCATCACAAGGGTTGGTGTCCATCCAGATGCCGTGCCAAGTAGCCCCGCCATCGCGCTTGGTGGGATATCGGCCAACCCGGTGTGTCAAACCATCAATCACGGCTTTAGGCAGCTCACGCGCCTCATTGACCCAAGCACCTGTGAGCTCCAGCGACAGCAGCTTCCTGACATCCTTGGGTTGATCAAGGGCAAGGAACATGACCTCGCAGTCAATCCCAGCTGCACCCTCACGGGCAGGCAAGCGGATGTGGTGTGTGATAGGTGGTGTCCACAGCATGGGCCCAAACGTGCCTTCTGGGAATAGGTCAAGCCATGTTTTGATCGTTGTCGTCTTGAGCATGGGGTAGCTGTTCCTGACAATCGCCCAGCGGGAATACCTGACGTTGTCAATCGGACTGGCTTTTTGCTGGACAGCTTTGATGAAGATCTTGGCCGCGCAGCCGTAGCTCTTGCCAGAGCCCACCGGCCCCATGATCCCTTGAACAAAGTTCTTGGACTGAATGAAGTCGTAGATCACCGGCGACTCGCTGAAGTCTAGGTTCAAGCCGGCCATCGGCACCGTCTTGTCGGACATCTCTTTTGTACGGCTCATCTTCTTGCTCCAGTTTTCTAATCTGTCTTTTGCGCCACATGGTTCCCTAGCTTGAGTTTGGCTTCAATGGCTCTGGCAAAGCGTAAAGATTGCCAACTACTATCCCATCCGTTTTCCGAACAAATTGTTTTAATCTCTTCATCCGTCAGCCCAACCCATGTGCGCTGTGATGGCCGGGTGTAGAGAGGCACCGAAGTACTTTGTGTTTTGTTAAGCGAGTAGCGCCACTCATAAGACCCGTTAAGCTTTTTTATTCCCCATCTCCAAGCCACAGGCTTTTTACTTTCAATCATGCTTCCCCCCTTGGTGCCACGACATTGATATCAATCACAGACGGCTTCTCGCTGCCGTCATCCGGGTTGTCAAGCAGTCCACTTGCCTTGGCCAGCAGACGCAAAACACCCACCTTGTCGTAGAGCTCAATGTCCAGCGTGGAGTACACATTGCCGTCAGAGTCCTTCTTGCTGTTGACCTTGACAGACTTGATCGCATGCAGCGCATGCTCGGGGATATCGCTAGACCTCTTCACCGTCACATTGCCCTGCTCATCCCATGACATGATGTCTGTCAGCTTGGTGTTGGCCATGCTCAGCAACGCATAGGCCACAGCCTCTTTGTTGGCCACCAGCGTTGTGCTGCGATCCAGCCTGCGCTGCACAGACCTCACCCCACCCCAGTTGGTCAAGGGAGGGATCACGGTTGACTTAACCCTGCGCATCACGGACTTTCATCATTGCGTCTGCGTGGCAGTAGGCCAAGGCTGCACTTTTGGCTGAGTCGGTGCCGCCTACATCGTCCCAATATTCGCCGTTGGCTAGCAAGCCCTGCAACGCCTTGGCCGCAAAGTAGTCACGAAGGCTCATGCCAACGTATTGAATTAACTCATTGTTCCATTCAAAAGGAACTGGAAATGCTGGTGGGTTGTTCATGTCAGCCCCCATCAAAAAGGAATGTCATCATCAAGGTCTGGCACCACAGCCTTTGGCTTCGGCTGGGCAACAGCAGCACCATACTCAGGCACCACAGCAGCAGCCATCTTGGCCTTGCCCACCTTGAGCTTGAACCAAACCCCGCCGTCATCCTTCTTGTTGACGTAGACATCAAGGAAGTGCTTCGTGCCATCAGGCATCACAAACGTGCCCTTGTAGTCACCGTGCCATGTCTCAGTCTTGTCAATGTTCTTCCAAGCCTTGCCCTCACTGGGCTTAATCTCGCGGTCATCTTGCATTGCAAATGCTCCTTTTGGTTATTGTCCTACACATGAAAAAAAAGGGAAGAGCTAACTTCCGGGGAAAAACAAGGGAAAACTCCTGTGGGAAAAACAAGGGAAAATTTCGGGATGACCCCCCATCGCTACGGTGAGGGGGCGGGGGGCAAGGGTATCGATCCCTGTGGCGCGGCCCTGCCGCGGCCTGCCTGCCGGGATGCCAGCAAATATGCGGCTTTCCCTGCCGCCAGCAGCCAGACACCCCTCGTTGCACCCTGCTTGTACAGAATCCATACGTTCGTATGCCATTTGTACAGGCTGTCTACAACGGCCTACAAGGCGCTGAAGGGCTTGGTGGCTACCTGTGCCTAGGCCAGCATGCTGTCTAGTCTGCATGGCACCATCCAAGGGCTTGGCGAGGCATCCAATCATCGGGTGTCTGCCACCAGCTGTCTGATCCCTGCCATCAGGACGTGGCTGCTGGGTGTGATGCCCTCGGCTCGGTACAGCGGGAGCAGCACCTCAAGGTTGTATCTAATCTGCTGTGCAGACATGCCGTCGCTAACAAGTTGTGCGATTTCTTGGTTGTTCAATACAGACATGTCTGCATCTTCTTTTTTAAAGTTATCCACAGAAGACAACAGCAACCCTTGTTCTATGTGTTCTCTACAACCCTCAGAGGTTGTGCCA